ACAAGCCCCACACATCTTAAAGTCAGTCATAAAGTCCGTGTTTTTACACTTAAAATAGTAGCCTATTGCTTGTTCTATTATCATAGAGTTAGTATATTGGCGACCGCTTCCCATAACCGCTAACTGTTGAAAGCGTTTTTTTAGGTCTGATATTAGCAAACGAGCTTTAGGGGTTAGTCTAATAGTGACCGTTTCCTTAATTTCACCTCTTTTTCTACCCATTATATCCTAAACTCCCATGTTGTTGATTTACCACTAGTTAAACACTTGCCACACATAGCTAAATGTTTATCATCCGATGATGGTAATGTTAAATCTTCTTTTGATTTACATTTAAAACAAATCATTGTTCCGCCTTAGCACAATGTTTGCATAATACTTTACCATCAACCCAAACACCAACATAAGAATGCGTATTACAGTCACACCTAATACATCGCCCTGTTTTAGTTTGGCCCATTATTCTAACCCCAATTGTTTTTGTTCTAAACGCTTTAGATTTTCAGCTACTTTGTCAGGAAAGGCCATTTGCCATAGTCTTACTTCGGCGTCTTGTTTTACTTCAAAGACTCTTGCGTGTTTTATTAATGCTACCAAAGCTTTCACTTCGATTTTTTGCTGTCTTAATCTATTCTGTTCTACATCTAATATACCCATACTTTACATAAATAAGGTATAGTATATATAACTAACTATACTTAAATAAAATACTTAATAATAATAATAAGCCGACTCATTATTTACGTTATTTATTGAATAAATCAGTCTTAATGCCCTTAGGGAGAGAAGGTTTTGCGTTGATTTGGGCCTCTTTAGGGCTGTTTTCACCCTCTTTTAGACTGTTTAGACCCTCTTTTAGACCTGTTAAAGACCCAATTCCGGCTTTATTAGCGACATATTCCACCATCATAGAGGTCCAATCACCGTCTTTGGCCGCTTTTCGTATATTGTTTAATGGGTCTAACTTTTTAGCTTTTTGAACACTTGCCCCGACTGACCCGTAAAAACTTCTTTGAAAGTCTTCAAGCTTTGCGTGCATCCTGTCCTCTATTTCATCAATTACGGGTTCTAAATTGATTACAAGCCAATTATCTTCGGCTATTTTCTCCTCCCAGTGTGTGACAATCATTTGTCTAAAAACAAAACGATAAAGAAATAAAATTAAAAAAAGCTCCCCTACAAAGAGATAAATTAAATCAGGGTTCACTTTTTCAATAATCCTTTAAAAAATTTGGTTGCTCTTTCGGTTCCTTCTCCCTCAAAAAAAACTTTATCTACTAAAGAGGGTCCTAATGTTAAAGGATTAGTGGCTAAAGTTATTTCAAAAGCTTTGGTTTTAGCGGTCTCTATTTGTTCTTTTGAAACTGTTGGGATATCTAATTCTTTAATAAAATTAGCTAATAGTCCACCACCTACAAGCGCAACAACCCCACTGACTATAATTGGAAACGTAGATTCATTATTAAGTAAGGCTACAACATCATCATGACGTCGTTTATCTTTAACGGCATCCTCTTGTGCTTTTGTCACTTTCTTAAGGGTGAACCCTTCAGGAATTAAGGCATAAGGCATTAAAATCGACCTTTCTTATAATCGGGTTTCCAATCTAATTTAAGATAATCAATTTTAGTTGGATCTATAATTAATGGTTGTGTAATAGTTTCTATTTTGCCAAGTTCAAACAATCCCAAACCGCGCGGTCGTGACACTGTTTTAGGTTTGGCAGGGTCAACTACTGCGGGTATATCGACAAACTGACGTTTAGACAGTAGCTGACCGATTAAGAATAACTCAATAATCATCATCACCTTTTAGCTTACGGTAGGCTTCTATTGCTTGTTGAGATCTAAAAAGTGTATCTAATAGCTTGCTAAGTTGGCTCATTTACGTTTCTTTTTCCCTGCTGGCGTTTTTCTAAATGCTACAGCCATCTTTTTTAGGTTTAATTTACCATTGCGGTATCTAAAGCGCGGTTTCTTACTGTTAGCTTTAACGTATTTGTTCCATGCTGATAGTTTACGTTTAGGTCGCGGTCGAGGCTTAACAGTATCAACCGCGTATTCAGAAACGTATATATCTTCTCGGGAAGGATCATAACCTCCCCTTCTCCCATCTTCATAACCCATACGGTAATACTCGCGTTCTTTTTTTGTAGGCATATTTGTGCTTAGAAAACCTCTCTACTTGGGCTACGAGGCATTAAACAAGCCTCATAAATGCGGTTTCTATATCAGATTCTCCCCCGCTGTTATTAGTAATCCTAAATTGGAGTAATTTTTGGTTATTTAATCTCTCTTTTATATAATATATATTCCAAACATCCGCAGTTAAAGACTGGTTAACTTGCTTAAATGCATCTGCTAACGCTAAACTTCCTATTGCCACAACTATTTCCGAAGCAGGATTGACAGGTTTTAAGTTAGCAAAAGATAAATCGTTAGGCCCCATTACCGATTCAAGTGTATAATTGCCTCCATTAGAAGGTTTAATAGCAATAAAAATATTGTTAAAACCCGTCATATCTAAAGGCCATATAGTTCCACTTGCTATTTGTGGTGCCAATATTGTGGCGCCGTTTGCTATTGCTTCGTCTTTAGCAAAACTATGGAATTGTTCTTCGCTTGACTGGCGACCTTTCCAATCGCCCTTTTCATCTACAAAACCAGTATCTAATATTGGTTGTATAAATTGTGGAACTTCAATATCCCCGTTTACTGTAGCTGATTCAACGCCCGCTTTCCTTGTTAAACTCCATGGCGCGTAAGCTTCGCGCTTTTGGACCATGTTAATCTTAAGCGAAAACCAAAGTCACCGCACAACTTGCGGTTCCTACGTCAGTATCCATTGCCATAGCAACACTTACCTGATTAGATCCTACAACAGGGATTGCGACATCTAAAGAAAAAGGGCCGTTAGTCATACCATTACTGGCGGGTGTGCCATCGACACCTTGTGAACCTACAACAAGTGTTTCTTGTCCTTGTGATAAACCATCACCGCTTAATTGCATTGCAAAGGTTGTTGCCCCGTTTGTTGCACTGTCAGTTGATACAGTTGCTATTATGCCCACAATCGAAGTGGCTTGTTTTGGAATTTGAATGCTTGCGGTTGTGGATTGTCCGTAAAGACTTCCTAAAGCCGTAAACGAATCTGCTGCTGTTAGTGCGCCTTCGCGCGATCGGTAGAATGCCATAAATCTAAACCTTTATTCGGACAGGTCCAAGTTTCGCAAGTTGAACGGATCCAAATCCTTTTGTTAATGCCTTAGCAACAAATGCCCCCGCGAGGGTTGCCGTGATAAGTTGTTTTTGACTTTGAACGTTGCTTTGTAATGTTTGTAAAGCGCCCTTAACGTTGCCTTTCATAGCTTCATCGATGGCGGTGGCGGCCCCTGTGCTTTGCATTAAGCTTAGCGCGGTTCCTGCCTCTATTGCTGATATATTAAAACTCTTTTTTCTTGCCGTTCTTCGCGGCTTCCTACGGGCGACCATAAAGGCTGTAGTAAATTCGCTTACTTAAGGTTGTCTCGTGGTTGACCACAAGCCCCACACATCTTAAAGTCAGTCATAAAGTCCGTGTTTTTACACTTAAAATAGTAGCCTATTGCTTGTTCTATTATCATAGAGTTAGTATATTGGCGAC